TCCTTTTTCTCTCCTTCTTAGTCGCTGAGTTGTAAGTAAGTCCTTACACAAACTTACATTCTTGTAAGTTCTAGCTTACAACATTTAGTTATACGGCTTTTCGATATATTCAATAAAGTTTCTTTTTTTCTCGTTCTTTCCGAGTCTCACTTCATTAGGAAATTGTTCAACTGCCTTTTTCATTACGTCTTTTGCAGTTTGCCTTATTCCTTTCTCATTTGCCCTGTGATCCTCGGCAATTTCGTGAAGTAGAAACTTTTGAACTTCTGTTCCCAACATGAACTTTTTTCCGTTCCGGTAGGGCACAGAGGAGAGCTTATCTTTAAGGAGTCGTGCCCGTACCTCAGTTTCGTTTGCAGAGATGATCACAGTTTCTTTAAGGACAGGCAGGGAAACATCCTCAATCCTTCCTGAAATCAAATCAATCATTTCAGTTATAGGCATCAAAACTTCCCGCCCTTCTCCGTTAACGTCTTCCCAGATGCACCAATCATCATTTGCGCCAAGATGTCTTTCAATGTTTTTTACGCGCTGGATGAGTTGAGGACCTTCGGGATCGGTTAAAACCTGCATGACCATACTTTGAAAAACAGGATATACTTCAGGGTCTTGCAGGAGTGTTAAGAATTCCTGCACTTTCGGGTTGGCAAGCATGGGAATCATCTTACCATCCCACGTTGGAAAGTAGTAACTATGTTGGCTCCTGTTATTTTCATAATCGTACCTCACTTTTATGAGAATTCTTTTATTTATTATTATGCTTCTAATTTCTTAGGAAAATCATTCGGGAAAGTGTTTTGAAACGCTAAAACGACAGCAGAATATTTATTCATGCCCCGCTTCTGAGCTATCTTTTCAATAAGCTCAAAGTCCTCTTCTTTCACGTTGATGCTTTTCCATCCTTTAGGTGGCATACTACACTCCTATATTTTGTATTATTACATAATTGTACGAAGTTGTATATAAACCTTCCTACTCATCCAAAAAATTAAATAAAAATTCTTATATACAAATAAACAAACTTAACACCGAGAACATCATTAATATAAAAATCCACGTTTCAAAATAAACTTACATCTTCCAGTCTAAAAAAGAAACTCTTCATACTGAATATACATCAGAATGTATGTTTCTTACTGTTAAAAATATAATCGTATAAAAGAAAACTTATTTATAATATAAAACAGAGAAATAGCATTCGTACGTTGGTCAACTTCGTACAAAAAGAGTAATGCCCAGGGTTTTGGATGGCTCCGGTTTCCCTGGGCTAAAACTACCGGCTGTTTTTCAGGGGGTTTTTCAGAGGAAGAGGTTCGACAAAGGAGTTTACTGTTTTTCGTTCAGAAGTGGATTTTGAGATATCCATAAACTCAGATAGTTGTCTTCATATTTAAATATTCTCATTTGTGACAGATAGCACATTTTTTATATACTCATTTTTAATAATGGCTGCCGACATTGAAAAAATAATGTGATGTATAGCACATTTTTTAAAAAAGAAGGAGATCGTTTTTCAGTGGGTCGCCGCACTTCAAGTGTCATATTCTGGGCCACTCAATTGTATTAATCATTTTTTCTTGCGTTTCAGAACCGATTACCTTAATCCCAAGTGACCTGCAATTCTTTTTAAAATTATTCGCTTCTTCTTCAGTAGGAAACTCTTTCGTTAAAACAACGTCTCTCGGTTTCCATTTCACAACGAAAGACATTACTTAACCACCTCCCATATTTTTATTTTGTGTATTAGGTTTTCGGACAGATGGGACTTGCCCATAATCAATTCGAGCCACGTACAGTCCCCCCCAATTCATGCAAGACTGCCCTCTCAACGACAGCCTGCCTGCCCACAGCCTTACAATCCCTTGAGCAGAACCGCTCTTCGGAGGACTTTACCTTGAATACCCTTCCACAGCAGGCACAGCGAACAAACAGACCGCCTTTAACAGTCTTGCTTTTCGCTGCCATCACATAACCCCCTTAATCTTTTTAATTTCATTATAGATGTCTAATCGGAGATCTGGATTAAGGTGAGTCCTGGCAATCGGGCAGACTGAACACTGCTCCTGAATAGAACATACAGCCATTGGCTGAATTGTGCAGATAGCAGGTCCGACTTTTGAGAATTGTCCGTCAATGGCTTTGATCTCGTCAGTCATCAGATCACCAACGAGACAATTTTTAAGGCGCCGGCAACGCGGGTATTAAAAATGATAATCCCATAGTCTAAACGAGACATCTTACCACAACCCCGCCTGTCTGCCCCATCTCCGAGCAGAATTAATATTCCCATTACTCATCCTTACAGCATTCTTAATTTCCTCAAGAGTCCTGCCTTCTTTAGACATTTCAATTATTTTTATTACTTTTGAGCGGTATTCTTCAGGTCGTTTAAAACGCCTGAGATATCTATCCAGGTCCACATTTATACCAGGATTTATAGCAGGAGCTGTCTGCATTTAACACCCCCCTTCTTCATGCTGAGAGCTTCTGTATTAACTCCTGACAGTTCAGCAGGTTCGTCTACCTCTTCTGTAATTCCAGGCTCACCAAGAGGCTGAGAAAGGACTTCCTGGACAATCTGGGAAGTTGACTTATCCGAGTTGGCAAGTTTCTTGAGAGATTTGTTAATTTCCTCAAGGATTTCTTTCATTTCGTCACTAGGCTTAATAGTGACACGGTGGATACCGCAAAGGGGAATAACAGAAGGGGATTTCCCTTTAGAGCGAGCTTTAAGGAGGGATTCTGCGAAGCGGGATTTTCTCATGATTCAACCACCTCAGCATTAGTTTTCGAAATATTAAAAGAGATATGTGCCCGCGCAATGGACACCCTGAAACTCTTTTCGTCCTCATCAAGAATTACGACTTCACTGTTCGCAGGTATTACATCGTTCTTGGCGGTCCACTGCTTAAAAAGCATGAAAGAGCCTTTAAATTCAGCAGGGTACACAATAGGAAGCTTCATCCCCTCGGCTTCTATAGGAGCCTTCTTTTTTGCAGAAGCGGGCTTCTTCTTTTTAGAGGGCGCAGCTTCTTCGCGCTTTGCAGGCTGGAAAAGTGGTTCTTTCTGACTTCCCGACATACCGAGAGCCTTAACACCAGCCTCAAACAAATCCCATAACTTTTTAACATCCTTGCGGTTAGTGTATGGGACCCGCTCAGAGTCAATGGGATACTCTGTTTTCTCAACCCCATCATCGAAAAGAATTACCCAGGGCTTGTTCACACTCGCAAAAAGAGTATATCCAGTACCAACACTCATAGACATCGTTGCAGGATCAGCCGTTTCTTTCAGGTTCCAGCCGTCTTTCTGTAGACGCAGGAGAATGTCAAGTTTCAGAGCTTCTTCGTGGCTCATAGTCCCGCCCCCGAATGCTCTTCACAAAGAGGATGTTCTTCATCCTGGTCTACGATAAGGGGCACACCACAATGTTCGCAATACTTCTGAACTTTTTTATATCGGGCATCAGCTAAAACAAGTTCTCTTAAATTTTCAGAGGCTTTGTTAAAACCGTCTGTTATTTCTAAGGTAACCCCTACAGGCGGTTTCTCAGCAATGATTTTCAATGATTCTGCAATTGATTCAACTGTATTAATCTGTCTCTCATCTATCATCTTGTTGGCTCCGTATTTTTTACATTTCCCAGGAATTACATATCCCACGTCTTGAGGGATGTCATTTCTGATCACCTATTTTCAACGAAACAGACGGTACCCCGGTCTTCTCAGTCCTAAACTTCAGAATTTCAGGGTGGTCTACAGCGTACCCCATCAGAGCATCATCATTCCACGTAATAGTTGTCCGGCCCTTTCTGTATGTGGCAGATCCCCACTCACATTTGAATGATTTTCCATTTTTGAGAATTTCCGCTTTAATCTGCTCATTAAGTTCCTGAATCCGTGGGGCATACTCATCGGCCTTTTCTGCCCGCTTCTCTTCCATGTCGGCTATGATTTCATCAATTTCCTTGCATTCATCTGCAAGCTGCCTGGACAGGGAATTTAGTTCGTGGAATAGGTCTTCAAGGGTTTCCGGTTGCGTTTCAGCATTAACGTATTCGGCTGCCGCCAGCTCATCAACTTTACTTGTATCAAAAAGTGGGTCTTCCATATTTTTTACCTCTTAAAATTTATCATCCCGTTTTTCAAACTCCCTGCCGGATTCGAACCGAGGTTTCCAGCTCCAAAGGCTGGAGTGATTGACCACTACACTACGGGAGTACTTGGCCCGGATTGCTCCGGGTTGCAGTTCGCGAGTAGATTTTTCAGATATCTATTTTGATTTTCCCTGGGTAATTCAAGATAACTTTGGATCATCGTGACCCTTGATTTCCAAAGGGCGTTCAACAACTATACGTCTCTCACTTTCTTACTCTCCTCTCGGAGATGCCACACCGAGGATTCGAACCCCTCAAGCCCACCCAGGTTTATGGGTGCTATATGGCATGATGCCCCCTGCCGGAGGATTAACAGGGGGTTATTTATTTTGACTTTTTTCTCGTTTCATTGCCCTTATCCCACGCTTCACGGCATCTGTATATGCAGCGTTAAGGGTTGTATATTCGCCAGATTCCCACAAACCATGTAAATAATTATCATCGGTTTTTGGAAATCTTAGCGTTCTTTTAACGTTAGTTTTTGCCATCATTTCGACCTCAATTAGCTGACAAAAATAGTACGCTATTATCATATTTAAGCTTTCCGAAAAGTATCGAATGAATAATAAAAAAAGTAAGATAAAAAATAGAAGTAATAAAAAGAAGTTTATATTGGATTTTTAAGTAACGCTCTTATTCGTCGGCTTATGGTCGCCTGATCTACTTTAATACCGTGTTTTGAGTAATATTCGGCAATTTCGTTCTGCGTAAATCCTTCACGGATAAGCGTTTTTAACCCCTTGATATCTTCAAGGGGAATTTTTATTTTTGGGCGGGGCATTTTGATTAATTCCCGTTCATTACTTTATTTACTGCGTCTTCTGCATACTTCTGCCTTAGCTCGTACCAAGCTTTTTTGGCAGGATTCCCAGGTTTGGCATAATCTGACAGTTTAATATTGTCAGGTTTGCCGATCAACATTTTATGATAAATCTCTTCCTTAACCGCTTGAATTATGTAATCACGGTCAACCTTTTGATTAGGCCACCGTGCTTGAATCTTTTTTTCAAGGTCGTAAACTTCTTTTGCTTTTTGTTCGCATATCTTTTCAATTTCAGGGTTTATTTTAAAGTTGTATCCCATTTGTCTCAACCTCGTATAGCTCAGTACATAGTATTAGTATTCATTGTATATATAGTTTTGCATAAACAAATACAAAAAAATAAAAGAATCAGTCAGTAATCGACTGATTAAACTTTTCTGCACTCTTATAAGCGTCCCATATCCCGTAAATCCACACGACCGGATATGTGAGAAAACCCACTAAAACAAAACACAGAAGGACGTTAATAACCTGAACAATCATCAAGAGGACACCTTTTAAAATATCCCCATTGTAGATCTGTCCAAGTCCAGCAAAAAAGAAGGACGCGACCGCAGCAAGCCCAGGGTTCTTTTTAGGTTGCATTATGTAGTCACTCATGTAGTCACTCCTTTCTTAATTACAAACTCAACGAATTTAGGAGATAACCGGTACTTAGCCCCGACATCGTGAACAATCTTATCCTGGTCTACTCTCTTCTGACGCATCGATTCAATCTCATCGAAGAGGCTAGGCGGGATAAGGCGATACTCACAAATGTCTTTTCTATGCCCCCAGACATCACCCTCAAGAACTGCTACATTCTGCATTTTCAGAAACATCATAATAGACTGTGAAAGCGTTCTCTTGTATGAAACGGGTAACTGAATAGCTTCTACCTTCGGGCAGGCTTCAAAAATGTTGAAAATATCTTTATTTGACGGTCTGAACGCTATATGTATAATTTTCTCATTCGGTGCGAGCGTTGGTATGTCGGCTCTTTCGGAGATTATGCGAATTTTCAATATGACGGCTCCTTGATTTTTTAAGTATGTGACATTTAGCACACGGGCTATATAATATTTTACATATTAAAATAATTTATCTAAGAAGGCGAGAAGACCCCGTTCTTTAGGGCGGGGATGAAAGCCGTCAACTTCTACATAATTCTTTTCTACAATTTATCATTTAGCTTATAAATAACCACTTTACAGAAAGTTATAAATATCTGTAAAACCATATAGTATAATGTCAGTGGTACACTGATTTGAGCTTGTCTGACTCCGGAGGTTACGAAGGAGGATGAAGCAAGAAATGATATGAACCTGTATCGGTTACCCTGTGCGGATGATAGATACAGGGAAATTATCATAGTATCTGGTGAAAAAATCTGAGAAATTAAAAGAGAGAATAAAAGGTGCGGATGATAGATACAGGGAAATTATCATAGTACCTTAAGTCGTCAACTACTTCATAGATATACTTGTTTTGTGCGGATGATAGATACAGGGAAATTATCATAGTACCTAATAAAATCGGAGAACCAACGAAATGTTAAGAGCCTATAAATATCGAATATACCCAAATAAAACTCAAAAAGAACAAATTGAAAAGCAGTTTGGGGCGTGTAGGTTTGTCTATAATTGGGCTTTAGAACAGAAAATAAAGTATTATGAAACTGAGAAAAAGACACTTTCATGTTTTACAATTACAAAGCATCTAGCCATTCTCAAAAAAACAGAAGGGTATGAATGGTTACAAGATGTAAATTCACAAGCCTTGCAGATGTCAATTCGTAATTTAGATAACGCATTTAAAAGGTTTTTCAGGGAAAAAAAAGGATTCCCAAAATTCAAATCAAAAAAGAATCCAGTTCAATCTTTTCAAATTCCTCAACATTATACAGTAGATTTTGAACGAAATAGAGTGAAACTTCCTAAAATCGGACTGGTTAAAGCTTCCTTTTCAAGGGAGTTTTTTGGAACTTGTAAAACTGCAACAATTTCAAGATCCGCTACTCACAAATATTATATTTCTATTTTAGTCGACGATGGTAAAGACATCCCAATTAAAGAGCCGTTCAACTGTAATACCACAGTCGGGGTAGATGTTGGTATCAAGGATTTTGCAGTACTTTCTACAGGAGAAAAAATTGAAAACCCTAAATACCTGAAGAATTCCCTTAAAAAGCTTAAAGTTCTTCAGAAAAGGTTGAGCCGAAAACAGAAAGGCTCTAACAACTTTAAGAAAGCAAAACTTAAATTATCACGATTACATGAGAAAATCGCGAATCAGCGTAACGATTTTCAACATAAATTATCACTAAAGTTAGTGCGCGAGAACCAAGCAATAGCTCTGGAAACTCTGAATGTTAAAGGAATGCAGAAGAATCATAACTTAGCTCAGGCTATAGGGGACTCTGCCTGGAGTAGCTTCGTAAGAAAGTTAGAATACAAAGCTGAATGGTACGGAAAAACCATTCTAAGAGTAGGGCAGTTTGAGCCATCTTCAAAAATCTGTAATGTTTGTGGATACCACAAATCAGATTTGACTTTGAAAGACAGAGAATGGACTTGCCCGGACTGTAAAACAAAACATGATAGAGACATTAACGCCGCTATCAATATTAAAAAATTCGCTTTACAGGATCAAAATCTTATAGGGGTTTGAACCTATTCAACACCTGCGGAACGCGGGGAAGGGCTTGTTGACTTATGAACGATGGTTCAAGGAATGAAACAAGAATCCCCTTCGTTTACGGAGGGGTAGTTCAAATGAGTTAGTTAAGTATGTTTAACATTGTAGCCATAAACTATATATACGATTGGCTACTAGTATATACTACCAGAACGTAGGACGGTTGACACAAATGCCTTTCAGCTACAAAGAATGGTTAGAAAATTTCCTTTTCCCAACTCTCAAAAGACAGGGAATCAATGTAACGCTCGAGAACGACGGCTCAATTGTTTGTGAAAAGAATGGATACAAGCAGGTAACACCGAAAGAAGCAGCATACACAAAATACGAAGAGTATCTTAGCAAATATCCGGAGTGATATAACATGCCCCAAACTACTATTCGACCGGTTAAACCTGTCACGGAAACCGTGGCAGACATACTCATTTTGGGAAACTATGTGAAAATAACATTTTTTGAGAAAGACAGCGATTTCAAAAACCTGATAAAATCTCATGGTTTCCGGTGGGGCGGCGAAGGATGGGAACGCAAATGTGATAAATTCACAGGTTCAACGCTCGACAGAGCGACTGAAATCGCAATAAAACTATTAAAAGCAAATTATATAGTTTGTATTGTGGATGATGTATTAAAAGACAGGATCCTGAAAAAAGAGTACGAACCTGAACAAAAACGCTGGATAGCTAAGAGATCAGAGGGTAAATTCAAAGACTGGTTTTCCATTTCATGGGAATATGGAAATGAAGAAATATACAAGGCAGCTAGAGCAATTGCAGGAAGTAAATGGTCTAGTCCCAACGTTGTAATACCTTCATACCAATACGAGGCGATTCTAGACCTTGTAGATAAGTTTGATTTCAAACTATCCGAAGGAGCAATTGAGCTCATAGCTGAAGCAAAGAAAGCCAGAGAAGAGGCTCTCGTTGTAGATATGAGCGAAGTAGAATTACCTACATCAGAACAAGCAAAGGAAAATGAAACAGAGGTTGGTATCCATGCAAGCCTTCGAGACGATGACTGAATTAATGCCCTGGCAGGAGGCAGCAGTCAATAAACTGAAACCCACTAGAGTAGGTGGGCTTTTTATGGAAATGGGTACTGGAAAGACCCTTACAGCAATCGAAATAATTAAACAACGAGCGCATAAAATTGATAAAGTTGTCTGGTTCTGTCCAGTTTCCCTGAAATCTACTATATTTTTAGAAATTCTTAAACACACTGACGCCAAGGATATCTATGTTTTTGATGAAAAAACAACGTCAAGAAACATACCTAATATGAGATGGTATATAATCGGGATAGAATCAATGTCGTCATCGAACCGTGTAGTTTTTGCAGCTAAAGAATTAATCACGGACAAGACGTTTGTAATTCTCGATGAAAGCTCTTATATAAAAGGACATCGGGCAAAACGAACTGAAAGAATAATTCTCATAGCTGAAAAAGCTAAATACCGTTTTGTCCTGACAGGTACGCCGATCAGCCAGGGAGTAGAAGACCTCTTTTCTCAGATGAAGTTTTTATCTCCGCAAATTTTAGGATACCGCTCTTGGTACACTTTCGCAAATAATCACCTGGAATATTCAGAGCGTCACCCTGGCTTAATCGTGCGAACTCACAACACTGAACAGTTAGCCGCGAAGATTGCTCCTTATGTCTATCAGGTCACTAAAGACGAGTGTATGACGTTGCCAGGGAAACACTATCAAACTAAGTATTTTAAGCTCACGCGCGAACAGAGAGATGCTTACGAAGCTGCAAAAAATGAAATACTTCTCCTGATAGACCTCGATGATTTCAAACCATATACAATTTTTAGACTATATAATGTCCTGCAACAGATCGCATCGGGGTTTTGGAATCGAAGAATCTGCAAATATCATATGGGTTTGAGCGAAGAAGACACTTTTAAGTTTCTTACCTTCGAGGATAACCGGCTTCCAGCGCTATTTAATATAATCTCTCGAATTCAAGCCGATGAAAAAGTCATCATCTGGGCTAAATTTCGATATGATGTAGATCGGATAGTATCAGAATTAAGAGAATGTTACGGGCCTGAATCAGTTTCAGTATTTACAGGGTCAACAAAGCAGAAAGATAGACAGGCAGAAGTTGAAAAATTTAGAGGGCATGCTAGATTTTTTATTTCAACTCAGTCATGCGGTGGACATGGCCTTACACTCAACGAGGCTAGGCATGTTATTTTCTTTTCAAATTCCTTCAAATATTCGGAGAGGTTACAGGCTGAAGATAGATGTCATAGGTTCGGCCAGGATCACGAAGTTACATATTATGATATCATCGGACCAGGAATCGATGAAAAGATATGGGAATCCATTTCTCGAAAAGAGAACGTCGCAGACTCTTTTAAGAGAGAAGTGGACGCGGTCAAAGATGAAAAAGCCAAATTAAAGGATTTGGTAAAATTATTATAAGGAAGGAGATGAAGGATGAAGCTGTACTCAAATGAAAACGTGTATCATGCCGCGTGCAGGCGAATGGAATATATCTTTGACAATTTTGAAAAGGTCTGCGTTTCATTCTCGGGAGGCAAGGATTCGGGCATTTCTCTGATGCTTGCACTACAAGAAGCAAAAAAACGTAATCAGAAAATTGGCGTTCTCTTCATTGATCTCGAAGGGCAGTACAAACTTACTATTGAGTATGTTGAGCGCGTACTCAATGACAACGCTGAATTGATTGAACCTTACTGGGTCTGCCTGCCCCTCAACTTAAGGAATGCTGTATCAGTATATCAGCCTTTCTGGTGTTGCTGGGAACCTGGGCATGAAGACAAGTGGATAAGACAAATGCCATCACATCCTGCAGTAATCTCTGATCAATCGTATTTTCCATTCTGGAAGTATAGAATGGAATTTGAAGAGTTTGTACCTGAGTTTGCTAAATGGTATGCTGATGGAGAAAAAACGGCTACAATTGTAGGCATTAGATCAGACGAGAGTCTGAACCGATACAGGACAATAGCATCTAAATCGAAGGAAACTATAGATGGGAATCAATGGACGACCAGGCTGTTTCCAGACCAGGATATTTACAATGTTTATCCTATCTACGACTGGAAAACAGAGGACATCTGGACTGCATATGGTAAGTTTGGATGGGACTATAACAGGCTCTATGACATGTTTTACAAAGCAGGCGTCCCCCTTTCTAATATGAGGATCTGCCAGCCATACGGCGATGATCAGCGAATAGGGCTCAATCTGTTTAGAGTTATCGAGCCTGAAACCTGGGCGAGAGTAGTTAATAGGGTTTCTGGGGCGAATTTTGGCAATATCTACGCTGGAAATAAGATATTAGGGTACAGGAATGTGCAGCTTCCAAAGGGGCACACCTGGGAGTCTTATACTAAATTCCTACTAGCGTCACTTCCAGATGAAATGAGACTCAATTATATTGATAGATTTAGAAAGTTCATCAAGCATTGGAAAGAGAAAGGATCTGGCGTACCCGATGAGTTATTACCACTCTTACCAGAAGAGGCCGAAATCAGGCCAGAGCTATCCTCTAGAGGTAACAAAAACAAAAGAGTAGTGAGGTACTCATCAATACCAGACACAGTAGACCACGAATTAGAATCTAGACGCGCGGCTCCTACGTGGCGCAGGATGGCCATCTGTATTCTCAAGAATGATTACTTGTGCAAGGGGCTGAGTTTTGCTCAGACTAAGGACCAGTCAGAGAGAATGAAAATGTTAATTGAAAAATATAAGGATATTTGAGGAGTGATTATGTCAGACTTTATAAGCCCAGTTTATGCAGTTCGAGCTATACCAGTTGAAAAAGTGATTGCGAATGATTACAACCCAAATCGTGTCCCGCCACCCGAGATGCGCTTATTAGAGCTCTCAATCTGGGAAGACGGATATACTCAGCCTGTAGTTACCTATTACGACTCTATGAAGGATGTTTATATCGTAGTTGACGGCTTCCATCGTTACTCAATCTTGAAAACGAGTAAACGAATTTACGAGAGAGAAAAAGGACTCCTCCCAGTGGTCGTAATTGACAAGGATATTGGAGAAAGGATGGCTTCTACCATCCGACACAACCGGGCCAGGGGATCTCATGACGTTGACCTGATGAGCAATATAGTTGCAGAGTTGCACCGTATCGGTAAGTCTGATTCTTGGATTGCTAAGAAGCTTGGGATGGATGCAGACGAAGTTCTAAGGCTAAAACAGATAGGAGGGCTTGCAGAGCTTTTTAGAGATGCAGAATTTAGCCAGTCGTGGGATGTAATAGGGGATGAATGCAATGGCATCTAAAGTTTGTATTTCGGATATCAAACATTGCACTATTAAATCACCTTCTGATATCCCAGAATCCAGATCTAAGGAAGGTAGACTCCCGGCTGGATCAGTAGTTAACAGAATTCAGCCAGGGCAAACGATAGATGTAATTATCTTAAAAAAATCACCATCGCTTCTTTGTGACACTTCAATAGAAATCAATGAAACCGACATCAGGAAAAGAATCACTTACAAATATTCCGACATTTCAGACAGCTCATTTAATAACCAGCGTCTGTCGGTCGGGACTAAATTTTTTAAAGATATGCAGCAGACTGATACAATTTATCTAATCCTACATTAATTATTATTTTTTAATTGTTAGTAGCCATAAACTATATATAGTATTGGCTACTATAGTATATTGCACTTAGCTAAAAAGTGCGGCATAGCAACTTAAAAAATCACGGAGCCACAAACTATGATAAAACAATCAATATGGGACTGGTACAACCAGAATAAAAAGAACGTAAAAGCCGAATGCGTTTTTTGTAACTGCAACGCGGGAAAAATAACTCTGAAATATCCCGATGGGTTCACATGGGAACTTCGGGCCGAAGATTTCCCCCTGAGAAACAGGGAGTACGAGCAGGATGCTCTCCCTGGACCGTCACATAAGAGGATACTAGAAGGGGGCAGTTTGAATGGAGGTCTGAAAATACAAGCCACCAGGTAAGTCAGAGGGCGGCAAGGTTGACGATGAAGAAGAGAATGAGGTGTAAAATAGTATGAAACTAGTCCTTTCAAAAAAGACCATTATCGAACTTCCACCCGAAAAAGCCAGGGCACTACAGGACGAGATGAGATATGCATGCAACATGGTAAGTGTGTTCCCAGTGATGGAAGAAGTACTGGCAGTTATGGAGGCTTAAACCAATACATTCAACTTGATCAAGACTTTTAAAACGCCTCTCACAGTGTCCGAAAAAATAAGAAAAATAAATAAAATAACATCACTCTTTTTTACAATTCTCTTTTTTACAATTCACTAACACTTTTCTAACAATTTTTATAATTTCGTCCTTCTCAGAATCTGTGAGAGGGCGGTTCAACTTCAGCAGAGTATTCACTCACCCCATATTCGGAAAGGATCTCTTTTACTTCCTCGGATTCAAGAATACTGGTAGTGAGATAATAGAAATTTTTCATTTCTTCTGGCGTGACCGTACTTCCACCAGGGCTAGTTGCGTCCCGTGATTTCTTGACTTCGGTTGCCAATACTTGAATTTTTTCAAGTGAATATAGGGCAAGATCTTTGAGTTTTGTGACCTGCTCGATCTCCTGTTTGTATTTGACAGCTATTCTAGTACTAGCAACAGCGAGCAGTGCAAATGCTCCGGTTGCAATTTGAGATAATACAACCATGTCTACCATGTTAGTTTTCTCCAAGTGTACAAATATGATTACATGCTACCGTTTTTCCTGTTTTTCTACATTTCCCAAACATCAAATCGTCGAATTCATCCGGTTCGAAATCTGAGCAACAATAGCAGCGTTTTGGTTCAGTATGCATTTTTTCAAGCCTGCTTAAAGATAGTATAATCTTGTGTACTAGTTTTAAGTGTTTTAATGAGTTCATTCGCCTCTGTTTCTGACGAACACGAGACAGTGACAAGAAACTGCAGATCCGGCTTCTTGGGTTCAGGCTCAGGCTTCTCGACATCAACGAAAGAGTACGAATATTCAGGTACTTTCATAATTGCCTTGTACGCGGCATTGGACGTTTTTAAGTGCCACCGCAGGACGACACCCTTTCCCTCATCCACAAGAAAAGCAGGTGACGCGCTCTTATTTTGTGCTGCAGTTTTTGAGGTTGCCCACTCGGCGAGTCTATAGTCGATACCTGCTACCTCCGCAGTGACCAGTGCAGAGGCCACAATACCCTCTTTTTCAGCTGCGAGAGTGCACTTAAGACTGTCAATTCTGATTTTCTTTCCTGGCTGCCCGTTGATCGTGACAGTTTTCTGTACGTGAGTTCTGATTTTTTCGTCGTACTGTGTGTATTTTGTGGTGTAGGTGTATGTCAAATCAATGACAGTTGTCATAGTCTCCTCCATATTGTGTATTTTTTAGGGAGTTGTTTGATAAGTTCGGGAATTTGGGTTTCCTTGAGAGAAATGAGCAGTTCCACGGGCACTTGCTCGGCGTCTTCGTAGCAACCTAGTTGATAGCCTGAGAACCTGCAGGGACTGGAAAGCTGCAGATGGTAATCTCCGAAGCCGGAAAACTGAGGATCTACATACAGCCCGTCCGTTTGAATGACTTTATATAGGTCAGTAAGGTTGCCCCAGAGGCAGTTCTCCTCTGCGATAATTTTGTACCTGCCTGCTGTCAGATCCGCGATTCCTGAGCCAGAACCGACGCCAGGATACAGGGCTTTTTTAGTATTCGTAATAATATTCCTTCGTATCAGGGCAGTTGCAGCATAGGTCGAAGCAAGTGTATACTTTCCAGCAAGAAGCCCGTACCCATAACATGAATCAATCGTATTGTTCTGGATATCCACCGAGATACCATCAAAAGCAATACCTCCGACTCCTGGAAGCTTAGAAGCTGCAGGCATAGCTCCACAGCCAACGATAAGATTATTGTGCACGGACACAAGTCCGTTATTTGGGACTGTACCTACGATCTGAATACCCGGCCCGTAAGTCCCGGAAATTGTATTATTGTAGATCTCGATATTGTCAGTTATCCAGTTTGTAGCAGTCGATTGAATCTGAATACCCGGACTGTACGCTATCCCTGTTGCTCCGTCCAGGATGCAGTCATGAATCTTAATATTCTTGCTTGATCGAGTTCTTACTCCTGCATTAACGGCAAGCTTAGCGTTGACGTTTGATACTTCGCCGCCATTGACTCCGGCAAGGCATACTATATCATGGCCTCCACGCTTCCCGATAATGTCATGGACTCTAATATCAGTTCCACCCTCTATTCTTATTCCATCCCCCAGGCTGTTGTAAAATCCCAAATTGTAAAACTCACAGTTTACCGCGTTGGAAAATTTGACATTATTAAAGCTACCGAGCATGAAAGTGTTGTGATATCCCTGCCCCCACTCATTCTTCCCTCTCGATTTACACTCATCTTTTGCGTATTTTTGGGTATCCCGGCGGCCATCAAAGATTATATCGTGGAAGCAAAGACCTTCTGCTGCCGTTGGATATTTTGGAGCAATCAAGGGAACGCTAGACGCAAATGGAGAAAGGGGCGCATTTTCCATGAGTGCAAACTTACAGCCCTACCCATCCCATTCTGTGAAGTTGAAAACCCGAAGCAGTGAGTTTATTTCGATTTCGTGATCTGGGGAAAATTCGTATTTAGCAGGGGTGTTTCCAGTCGAATTAATTAACTTCTGTAATTTTGTAGAATCATCAACAGACAAAGGAACTGTAACTATCTTAGTCATGTTATACCTCAATTAAATAAGTGTCAACGTTTTTGAAAAAAAAGAAATAAACTGGAATCTTCTCACGGTCCAACCTTCGGAGCTTCAGTAAATGCCGCTGCAATACCGACAATAAGCTAGCCAATGCCCGTAAGCGTTCCGAGCATTTTAGGAAATTTATGCAGCCGTTACTCATTTTTTGTAGGGTTCTTACCATAGTGGGATCACATTGTTTTATCCAGGTGAGCACATAAAAAAGAAAATTGAATTAATTTCGTGCTGAGATAAATATAAGTTGATGTGGATTTCTATAATAAACAGAAACGACATCAATCTCAACGACGGTAGCAGAGGTTCATTCTAAGGCTTTTCTAGCGCATTTCTCGACCAGTCTAAGGCGTTTATACCTGTTAGCCTGAGATCGTGCCTAGATCTCGACGTCCTTAAGCCTGGTTTGAAAATTAGAGGGACTTTTCCTGGAAGTTGTGGAGCATAAAATCACGGATTTCCTGGTGTTCTCTGGATCACATAATAAAACGTTACCGGCAAACTCGGTTTATTCTAAGGCTTTTAGAGCGCATTTCTCTACCAGTCTAAGGCGTTTATACCTGTTAGCCTGAGATCGTTTGATGAGCACAGCGAAAAGTGCCTCTAATCCTACCAGAAAAGGGGATTTTATTTTCCTACTACTCCCCAGGACCGGCCCTTCCTGTCCGTTATAGCGATGATCTTATCGCCTGGCTGGGCTCCCTGAGCCAGCTTAAGTAGGTAATACTTTCTTGAGTGTGCAGGATAAATTAAGCACCGCTCGCCGACCTTGGGCATTTTGAAAGGATATAAAATATATTTGTACTTCCCTCCCTCAGAAGGCAGGACCAGGCCCCAGTCTCCAGGCTGCACCCCTTCCGGCTCGGTTGGTTCCTGCAGGTCGATCACGCTGGGAGCTGCTGCATACATCCCCATACGGCAGGATACCCGGATAGCATCAGTATATATGATATTCCCATAGTAATCCCCGCTAGCATTGCCATCAAGACCGTTTCCAGTTGCCTGGATCGTCGTATTATACCCATTCGGGCATACCATCCCGTAACCCGTCCAGGTAGGTTTCGAGCTATTAAGGGTAATTTTTGTGCCTGTGATTACGTTATCCTTTACATATAGGGTAGTTGGAGCTCCTGCGGCCGTATAAACGAGAAATCCGGCGTTATAGCAATCTTCTATAGTGTTTCTCTCGAAGGTTGCACCATTCCATCCCCCGACG